AGTAGGTTGGCAATAGTATTAAGACGGGCGCGGTCATCTTCTACGAAGTCTGACTGCTTCCCGTCTAATAGAAATAATTGCTTGAAATGAACGATGTAATATCTACCCTGCTTGTGTAGTATGTGACAGGACTGATACAGCGTTTTATCTTTCTTTGAGGCTACTCCAATACGCGATAGCGTCTCACGAACCTTTAAAAAATTATCTGGGTTAGGTAGCGTTACCTCCACTAGCTCGTTTATGTCTAACATTCAAACCACCTTTATTTAAAATCTTCTTAATCTCTTGTATCTGCGTGTCAGACAATAATGACAAGGCCTCTTTAGCCTTCTCGTTGGAGTAGTTGTAATACTCTTTTACAGCTTCCAAATTCTCTACAATATCACGCTTTTGCCATTTCTGGAAAGGCCTTTTATAGGCTCTTACAGTATTTAGCAGATAGTGATATTGTAGGAGATTGTCGGTAGATGGTAGCATATTCATCTGATTAGCGGCCATTACCATATCCAGGTGGAAAGATATGGAACGGTTAACGACGAACGGGACATAGTCCCGCTCGTTCTCAGTAGTTATTACTACCTTCTTAGTCTGCTGAATAGAAGGTATAATATCTTTGAAAAGGTCAATTGTCATTTAAAAATTCTTCTAGGCTAGAGCTTTTATTTTCTATTGCACCATAAATTCGACTTTTAGATATTGAGAAATATTCTTCATCTTGTTCAATACCTATAAAGTTCCTGTTACAGTTAACAGCAGCAATACCGGTGGTTCCAGATCCCATACAGTTATCTAGAACTAAACCGTTTTCGTTTGTGTATGTCTTAATGAGATATTCCATTAAAGCAACGGGTTTTTGAGTTGGATGAACAAGATTTTTTTCCAAAGGAATATCTAGAATTTCTGTAGGATAGTTAGCAAATCTCTGCTCGTATTCGGAATCATGAAGCAGCTTATTGCCCTTACCCATATGTTCTGGATTGTGTAAAAACTTACCCAATCTTTTTGGATTATTCTTTTTCTTCACATTCTTCTCTACAAGATTCTGAGGATTGTAAATCATATTGCCACTATTTCTAGATGCTGCTGCTGCACCGCCAGCTGAAAAAACAAGAATGTCTTCAGTCTGTTTCATCGGTCTATAGTTTGCAAGAAGAAATCCTGTTGTTTTACCCTTACGCCATATCCATTCATACTTAAACCATTCAATATTGGATAGTAACAATTGACTTGTGAAGGGTTGATCGGCTGTTAATACAACCGTACCATTATGCTTCAATACTCTCTTATACTGATCCCAGAGTTTATCAAGAGGAATAAGAGTATCCCACTTCAAAAGACGATTCTCGCCCTTTTTCTTTATTCCATTTCTATCTGTTGTTCCATAAGGAAGATCACATAAAATAAGATCAACGCTGTGATCTTCTATTTTATTCATCTCAACTAAACAGTCGCCCTGGTAGAGAGTTATCGCGCTTTTCATTTCTTATGGCATCCTCAATAATGTTATATGCAGTCTCAATATATTCTTTTATAACAGACTTATCGTATCCTGTTTCATACCAGTTTACGGATTTACCATCGATCTTTTTACCTCTAGGTCTATTGGTAATAGAATAAGTTAACACTTTATCGCCATGACCTAGAGCAAGATCACAAGTATTGATTATCTCTTTCCTGAAATCTAAGCAATATCCGATATAGATGAACTTAACATTATCATAAAGCTGCTTCGAACATGTCTTCATTATACACGAAGTCACGCCTCTTTTCAAGAGATAAAATGGTTTGTCCATCCATGCACGATCTTCTTGAAGAAGAACATACTTACCATTTACCTTGATGTGCTGGTCCATTCTTTCTTTGCTAAGATAGTTTTCATCAGGTCTTATATAGTCTTTAGAATGCTCTATCAAAACATTTGGATATTTTTCCGAAAGACTACTGATAATCATCTTAAGTACAAACTCAGAAGTTTTTTCTAAAGACTCTGCGGAATAATTCTTAAGAGGTGTGCCTCTTAGTCCTTTTCCATTTTCAAATTCCTTATCGAAAAACTTTTCAGTTTCTTTCATTATTGCTTGAATGGTATTTGTCTTTTTCATCAGTTATACTCGCAATCCACCATAAGTTCAGTTAAACAGGCAACTAGATTAATTTCTTGGTCAGCAACAAACGCAGCCTGATATTGATACTTTGAAATAATCACAACAGCTTGTGGAATACTCTCAGGCTTGAAATACTCATATAGACTGTCATAAACTTTACGATAGATACGCGCAGGCTCAATATCAGAATTGGCTACACACCACTTTCGCATATCACCAAAGTTCTTCTCTTTTAGAAACTTAACCAGCTCGGAAACTTTTCGAACATCTGAGAGTTGTGCAACGATGCCTGCATCCAAAGAGCCAGAAGAACTATACCGCTGTAGCTCATTAAGAGTACGGCGATAGTCAGGGAAGTACTTTTCGATAATCTTCGCAAGAACCGCCTTATCATAAGTGATACCTTCCAGTGTTAGTACATTTTCCATACGCTTCATCAACTGCATGGCCATCTTTGACTTCTCATCATTCTTCAAAGCAAAGTCAATAACAGAACAACGAGAGTGAAGAGCATCGATCAACTTAGACTTGAAATTACAAGTGAAGATGAATGTGCAGTTAGCAGAAAACTCTTCGATAGCACCACGCATCGCTGCCTGTGCATCTGGAGTCATATAGTCAGCTTCGTCTAGAATGATGACCTTCTTACCACCAGTCAGAGACACAGTGGATGCATAACCACGAATTGTGGTTCGTAGCATATCAATACCACGATTTTCAGAAGCGTTAATGTACAGATGATTAATACCAATCTCATCGCACATGGCCTTTGCTACGGTTGTCTTACCAACACCCGCAGAACCAGTCAACATGAGATTTGGAATCTCTTGCTTCTCTACATATTCCTGAAACGGTTTCTTCAAACGATCAGGAAGAATACAATCAGCAATAGTCTTCGGGCGGTACTTCTCGACCCACAGGAAGGATTCGTTCGTCAATTTCATTCACCATTTTTTGAATTAGGAGTTTTGCACCCTCACCGCCAAGCTGCTGAACATAGATCAACTTGGCGGTAACCATCATGTTGGAAGCCAACATTAGCAAGTCTTCAACATTATCGCACATCATGATCTGCCTGTCAATAGGCTTCATGAGTTCATCCATTCGTGCTATTACATCTTTGGTCATTATTTTGACTTTCTCCATTTGAAACCAAAGCAAAGTTCTTGCATCTTTCGATGGAACCAATTGGGCTCATTACCCTCTGAAGGATTATAAACAGCACCATTTGGACCACCGATAAGAGTGCATTGCCAATCAGACTGTTTTGGCATACTGCTAACAGTGAAATAACTGCTGTTAGCATCAGCGATATAATCGGAAAGTTTATAACTATGACCAACCATTACTTCATCACAGCGTCATAGAATTCTTCGAACTGACGGTTCTCTTCCTGCTCTTCTGCATAGTTGGACTTGTAGTAGACCTTGGCCATACGGCGAATGATCTTCTTGTCCACACCAGTCTTATCAACTGCACCATCCAACGCGCTCTTCTGGAAGTCACGCTCAGAAGCCACGCGCGTCATGCTATCATTCATTTCACGAATAGCATTCTTCAAGTCTGTCTTCTGAGTTTCAGTAAGAGAATTGATACTCACGAAAGGCTTATTATGTCCGATACCAGCCATATTACTTTGTCTCCAGTGCGATGAAATACTTGATCTTGTCCTTGAATACGCCACTCGTAGAAGTAAACTTGGCAAATGCACCAAGCTGCATCTCTACATCATAGTCGCCAGGAACGAGCTTGATGTTATCAACCTTAAACGATGCGATGAAGTCAGCACCCTTGTAATCATTCAACTTGAACGAAGCTGAATTTGAAGTGTCGTTTGCCTTCTCATGGGTCTGTAAACGAATTTCACCATTCTTACCAACAACGGAAAGATGAGTGAGATTGTTCATAGCTGCCAAACGAAGAAGCTTGGTCAGAATGGCATTCGTGAGAGTGAAGCTAACATCGACCTGCTTAAGCTTCAACTCCTTGTCGGGAGGGGATACGATAAGGTTTGGCGAACAAGAATAATAATTGAAGGCAATATCGCCATCATTCATCATTACAGAGTTTTCGCTAAAGCTTAGATCAGGATTTCCAAGAGTAGAAACATTACCCAGGAACTGATTTAGATCATAGATACCAAACTGTGATGGAATGGCATCTTCAAGTTCGACTTCAACAAGAATGGACTTCTCAGGGGAAATAGTCTTTTGAATATTTCCCTTCTGCAAGACAAGCCCGGAATTGATTGCAGAAAAGTTCTTCAATACACTCAGGGTGTTTTCACTAATCTTCATAATATAATCTCCAAGTTATTTTGGTTTAGGCTGCTAGTATAGCAGGCTTTTGCGGGCCTGTAAAGACTTTTAGCATGTGACCGATATCAGCTTCAAGCATGGAAATGCTTCCATTGTTATCAAGTTGATAATCCATAATCTGACCTGCCCAGGCCCATTCCGAATAGTGGACTTTGTATTGGTCTACCATCGCATCTACGGCAACCGACTTACGAGAAATCTGTTCGTGAGTTTCAGCTTTCTTGTTAGCGGTAACAGCAGTATCGTACCATTCAGGATCTGCGCCACGGCAAACACGAACAGCAAAGCCTCCCTTTGACCGCATCCATTCGATTTCATTAGGAAAACGAACATCTGCGATAACCACATCCTTATACATTTCCATTTTACGTTCAAGAGCATAGACCCAAACGTCTTTATGGAATACATCACGACCAGCTTCGGTGCCCATTAGCTGTAGAGCAAGACGAGGAGAAAAGTCACGACCAAACTTATTTGACCACCACTCGTCCTTAGTTTCACGAAACTCTCTGCTCTCTTCGGTATCACCTTCGAGGAGAGACCGCTGCCATCCGAAGATGGCAGCAGTGGCGTCCTTAACAGCATCCGCAAATGAAAGCTTTACGAAGCCGTGTTTCTCAACTAGAATATCAGCCGCAGTTCCTTTACCACTACCGATAAAACCAATTACACCTATGATCATTATAGATTTCCTGTATGATTAGCGATTGATTGCATATTGCCAGTGAAGGCATAAGTACCAACGTGTTGTGTCTTCATCCAAGGACACAACCAAATCTTACCGCCAATCTTTCTCCAATACTGACAGAACATATAATCTTCTGATAGATATCTATGAGATGCAGTCTTTTCTGCTTCAAGCATAT